TAATAAGTCTGCCTATGAAATGGCTAAAAAAAGATCAGAACAAGCAAAAAAGAAACTTGTGGAAGAAGAAGAACAAAGGGACGCAATCAGAAACGCAACGAGAGAGATAAATACTTTGAAATGTGAGATGCATGAAATAAAGTCTCTATTACAACAACTGGTAGATAAGTAATGGCAATACCATCATCAAAAGCTACATTTAAAAGTTACTGCTTAAGAGCTCTCGGTTTCGGAGTCATAGACATCAACGTGTCTGATGATCAGGCAGACGATAGAATAGATGAAGCGTTACAATATTTCTCACAATATCATTACGATGGTATTGAAAGGATGTATTTAAAGCATTTGATAACAACTGCCGATGTGACTAGAGGCAGAGAAAATGCCACAACGTCTGTGACCGATAAACTGGATAGTGGAGTGACAGCTGATTGGTTAGAGGGCAAAAACTACATCCCTGTTCCCGATACTGTAGTCTCTGTTGTGCAAGTTTTTCCTTTTAGTGATACCTCAAGTCGGTCAAACCTATTTGATATTCGATATCAGTTAAGACTGAATGATTTGTATGACTTCTCTTCGCAATCAGTGATACACTATGAACTAACAATGAAACATCTAGATTTTCTAGAGCATATTTTGGTGGGTGAAACACCGATTAGATTTAATCAACACCAAAACCGTTTGTACATAGTGTA